CCACTATTTTATCATATAGCTCTTCCTTGTTAATTATCTCATCACGAAGTTTCGTAATGTAATTGATCTGCTCCGTATTCAAACCAAGACAGAAAGCGAAGAAAGCGTCTGGAGGTAAAATCGTTTCAGCCATCGGAGTATATGTGTACTCCCGAATAGCTGTAGCCCTAGCCTTACCAATATCTACACGAGCCTTCTCACTGAGTGAATACAGATCATTCCACTTTATAGAATAGTTCCCCGTAACCGGAGCTGGTAAAATCTCATATTGTATCAGAGCATCTATAAGAGGACGAACAATATTTGGTTCTGCATGATCTTCTCTACGAGCCTGTACATATTCTTTCCATTCAGATGAATCCTGGGAACTAGCCAATTCCCCTCGCTCACTCCCCATAAGTACTCGCTGGGGGATACCTGTCACTGCAGAAAGACAAGCTATTTGTACTTCAAAATGCTCTTTAGGACTAGCAATCTGCTGCTGAAGAGCCTGTATATCAATTCCTTCGTTTATCAGAAAACGGCGGAGATTATTTTCATATTCATTTATTTGCTGAAGTAAATCCTCTCGCATCTCTTTGGTAAGGGTATAATCATCTGCAACCTTTCCTTCATATCCCGGTCTAGCTCCCCTCCAAAACATTTCAGCATCACCACCGACCAATTTTTCAATATCCATCAATCGGTTATAGACCCCCTCCAAGCGAGGTGTTCCATACACTTCAGATTCTAGGGGATCATCCGTAATATGGATTACTCTAGTATGATGCACTTTCACATCTGTTGTTCCCCCATTTGCCTCTTTTACAGACATAGTGTAATATAAAGGCAACCCATATCTTGGGCTGGTTGGATTATTCTCCAATTCTAGGATAGCTGCACTACTTTCACTAAATGGTTTTATATAATGTAATTTCCGTGCTCCCGACCTTACCGGGGCAGCAAAAGCTTCCCGGTTATTTACATCATCCAATCCCAATAATAAAACCCCATAACGACCTAAACCCGTCAAACGATCCAATCTGGCTAGTTTAGTCTTGAATTTCATTTTACGATCTAACTCTGTCCAAGCCTTTTCAAAGGCAGTATCCTCTTGTTCTTCCATCTCCACGAGTTCCAAAGCTCCTTGCCAAGTAGCCCGGACTGGACGATCAATTACTGCCTTTGCTATATCCTGCCTAGTATATCTCAAATAAAAATCTGCGAACTTGATTTCGCCTGATGGATACCCTAAAGCCCTATACAAATCTCGTTCTCCACCATATTGGAATCCTAATAGAGAGGCTAACATTCCTCTATTCAAAAGTGAGCCCTCTAAACTAATCTGATTAGTTTGAAGAGAAGGGGATTTGCTTATTCTTTTCATCTCGTCAAGTTTTTAAATTACCCCCGGTATATTTCAACCGGGGGACTTTTCTTAAGCGGCTTTCGTACCAATGACACCTCGAACAAATCCTCGCGTTTTGGATATATTGTGCTCTGGTGCAAAGAATGTAGTGCCAAGATAAGTAAAAGTTACTGATAAAACAACCTTTACTACTACAGGCCATAGAACAACTCCATTCACAATGAATAACCCTACCGCTTCCAGTATGCCTGTGCCTAAGGCGATAAGCAAACCTGAAAGAAGGTTAAACCAACTGATTGCCCCAGCCGGAGAATCTGAAGGCCAAATCTGAAGTAAATTCTTACCAAAGTAAGTAAGTACTGAACAGATTGCTGTTACTGCAAGCACAAGCCAATCGATTGGCTGTACTGCAAATGCTGCCACAATTACTCCTATGAGCATCTGTGCCAGTCCTTTCCAAAATTGCTGCGTCATGACGTTTTGTTTTAATTAGACAATAAAGGTATATTCTGTAAAGTTACATGAATTTCATCATCCGGCAAATAATTATCAAAAACGAGGGCTTCATCAATCCCATCTATTTCATCACCAGACATGTCTTCAAGTTGAGAACCATGACAAGAATTATGGAGAATTAACGTTTGACTTACACCAATCTCCTCATCCATCTTTGTGGAAAGTCCATCGAAAGTAGGTTCTTGGTCAAATCCAATTTGGTAGATATTTGCATTGGATTCAGCATACCACTCTCTCCATGTCATTCCTTTCTCAAATGTACGATACAGACCATGAGATAAAGCACCCATGTACTTTTTGATATCTGTAAAGTAAGCATCTGCTGCTGTTTGATTCTCCTTACATGCACTGATAACTAACCAACGCAAATGACCAGAGCGAAAGATATGACTTTTTATTGGAATTCCAATAGGGATTGCTGGATTTGGTAAAAAACGATTACGAACTATCTTACCATTATAGTAATCATGCGGATTACCTTTGGTTATGCCTTCCGAAAAACAACTATCAGCTATAACACAAACAGTCGCTCCCGGTTGTAGTGATGCTATTGCCTGTGAAGCAGCCCACTTGTAATTCTTTACCGTAGCTTTGTAATCTGTGTATCTACGTATATCCATTCCAGGAAATGCCTTCACAAGAGGCTCTGGTAGATAGATAGTGTCATTGACACAACCTTTCAAAGTATTACCACCTCCATATACATTCCTTCCGATAGTAACTATACGAAATGGTACTGAATCAAAAGGCCGGTCGTCAATCTTTCCAAACATATTACCAAAACAAGTCATTGCTCAATTATTAGTTCTCCCTGACTGATAATTATCTTTCCCGTACCGAGTTCAACATGGGTGGAATCTCCGTAGAAAAGATGTCCTTTACGGAAGAATATAACCATGTCCCCCTCATAAATTCTCGCTCCCTGTTGCCAATACCCCCGTTGTTTTACGAGCTGCATATCAAATCCAGCAGCCCAATAGTCACTCACGGCAATCCCCATATCAAATTCAGTAGGAGTTCCCCATTGCAAACGGAATTCGGGTACAAAGTTTATGAAATCTTTAAAGTATGGATTCATGATCATCGAGTGGGTATCGTACCCCATCCCACGCCATTGTGCCCACGTTTTACGAACTCCAGCAACTTGAAATACTGGTTCTCCTGCCTCACACCAATAAATGTTATAATCACATTCAAACCCCTCAAGGCAGGAAGTATTCATCACATTGATGTTATATATTTGTCTCTTGGTATAGAAGATATTGTTTTTTATCTTTACACCTTTGGCACTGCCTACAGGATTATCATTTTCATACACATCTATCAACCCACGCCAAGTACCAATCCCAGGACCTACATACAAAGAATCAGCAGAGTAGAATGTATTATTATAGATACGTACACCATTCATCCCTTTTACAACCACACCAACAGCAGGAGGACTTACAATAATATTATATGCAACCACTCCTGCCGTATCAGTCATTCCATCGCTTTTACGGATGATACCCATTGGAACATGGTCGAGATAATTATACATGACTTTTACATCAGTATGATACCCAGTAAATATTCCATGTGTGATTGTATTTGCATCCTGATCCCCAACCCAATTGAATTTATTCCCAATAATCTCAGCACCATGAAAATTGTTGGTATATTGTGTTGGCAACTCCTGTCCCGCTTCAAGCATGTACCCATTAATATTACGTCCAGTAACAGAATTGTTCTTAAAAATGAACTTTACTGGATTGGTGCGATTAACAGTCACTCCATACGAAGTTACACTGATTGTATCCAAATAGGTTTGCCCCTCAATTAAGAGGGTATCCTGTGCAGATAACATAAGTGGGAACAGAAGTAATATGGATAGAATCCATTTCATTTTGCTATGAATGAATCATTATTACTCAAGAATGTAAAGAATCTTCCACCATACCCAGTTGTAGCATGAGCAGGAGAAGTGAGGATATTCAGGACTTTCTTATTATACTGATCTATTGGACGCATATCTTCTGGTATTCCTGCCGCCGTCCAATCAAAGTTAGCATCAAAGAATGCTTCCTGTTCTGCCAATAGTTTATCAGCAACATCGTACATATTATTAATCACTTCCCAATTATCAGCCACTAAACTGCCTTGAGGGATAATAGTAGGTGCAATAGCATCAACTGCCTTTACCGGGAAAGATACCTGTGTAAAATTGTCAAACACGTCAGTTGCTGTAATGGTAACAGTCACCTGTGGATTGGTTGCGTTAAGAATAGTACCAGCCACAGGGTCCTGCGTAACCGATTTTATTTGGCAATTATCCTCCACCTTTATGAATTCAGGCGTGGTGTAATCCGGAAGAACTGCCTCACAATTT